TCTCAGAAAATCTATCCCGCTGACAACAGGCAATACACTGCGCATCCCTATGGCATCACGGGAAAAGATGCTAGCGGAAGGCTAATCATTGGACCCAGGCCAGGCGCAACTCCTCCAACAGCAGAGATGGAGCGAATGCGTGCTACGGAGCGGCAACAAGCAGGCATCGAAAGCGACAGGTTGGCTCAAGCTCGCATTGCAAACTTGAGAAAAGAGTACGATGAATTGCTAGACCCATTGGAGCAAGCTAAAAAAACAGCCGATGAGCAAAATGCTCTCACCAAGACTCAAGCAAATCTTCTGCACGATGGAGTTAATCCGGCGTTGATTGAATCGCTTGCCATTGCTAGGCAGTCAGTAGAAAAAGCGCAAAAGAGGATTGCGCAAGAGGAGGAATCATACAAGGAAAGCCTGGCCAATGGCGACCTTAGCTTAAAGCAGTATGAAACTTTGACAAAGTTTGCCGCCAAACTTAATGACGAATTAAGCAAAAGATTGGTGCTGTCTGATCGGGAAATAGCCAAGAACAAGGAAGAAGAGGCTGCGCTTAGAACTAATCTGGACATAGCTAAGAGAAGCGTGTTAATACGAGCAACACCTGGCATACAAACCAAAACCGCGGAACTAATGCTGGAAGGCATTTCCGATCCAGGGAAAGCCTCAAGGTTTGCCAAGGTTCTCATGGACGTGGAAGGGGATGAACGGATTAAATCTCAATTCACCAGCCTTGGGGAAACACTCAATTCAACACTGGGTAATGCCATTGTGAATATGACTGCGGATTGGAGTAATTTCTCTGGGACACTTCAAGACTCCGTAAAAACGCTACAGGACGCTTTCAAGCAACTTGCAAATGCAATTATCAATGAAATGACCCGTGCTTTTGTCAATAGGGCTGTTGGGTGGCTCATGCAAGTTGCTGGCTTTGGTGCAACATTGATAGGCGGGAGTGCCAGCCCAAATGCAGAGCGGTTCACAACTGACACTGGCATCGACACTTCGCGGTTTGCGCTTGGCAATCAAAAGGTTTTCAAGTTTGCCAATGGCGGTATTGCTACTGGCCCCACTCTGGGACTCATTGGCGAGGGACGCTACAACGAAGCCATCATTCCAATGCCGAATAATCGCGCAGTGCCAGTGGACTTACGTGGAAGTGTAGGATCCACTTACAATAGCCCCATCAATGTTGTCATCAACAATTCTTCCACTGGTGCCACTGCCGAATCGCAAATCACTGGCGATCAAGGCAATAAGCTCGCTGGAGTGCTAGATAAAGCCGTTAAGCAAGCTATCCTTAGCGAACAACGGCCTGGAGGACTCCTGTATCGCCAATGACGCTTGCTCCTAGTGGCATCATCAACGAAGCTCGGAGTCTTGTCGAGGACACTCGCCTAGACCTTTTCATCATTGATGGATCTGCTGTGTTCCCCGGCGCAGGTCCCGCCATTCAGTATCTTGTCAGTCCCGAGCAATCTGGCGGCCAGACCATTGAATACGTGGACGATGGTGGCACACTTCGCACTTATCTTCCAGTGCCAATTTCTGCCACTGGCTTTGAGCTAACTGGCAGTAACCGCCTCCCCTCTCCATCGCTCACTATCGCCAATGTTGACCGCGCTTTCACCATTCTTTCAGAAAGCTACGACGACTTGCTTGGATTTCGTTTTGTGCGTCTTTCTACTTATGCCAAGTTTGTCCGACGTATTGGTGGTGGAACTGTGCAAAGCTCTTATGACGCGAGTGCCCATCATGCGCCAGATGAATGGTACATCAATCGCAAGGTAGAAGAAACCAAGTTGACGATCACTTGGGAACTGGCCTCTGTGTTTGACAATGAGGGGCTAACAATTCCACGACGACGGATTTATGCCAACTATTGCCCGTTTGTTTATCGCGGTCCAGAGTGTCAATGGGCAGGAGCAGAGCCTACTGGCGAAACCACTTGCAACAAAAGCTTAGAAGCGTGCGAGCGTAGGTTTGGCAATGCTGGGCTACGATTGCGGTTTGGGGGATTCCCTACGGCACAGGTTTGATCATGGAGATTACACCGACCATTCTTAAAGCCATTGCAGTCCATGGGCAAGAGGCAGCACCAAATGAGGCGTGTGGCGTGCTGGCGCATGAAATGGCCATCCCATGTATTAACACTTCCCCATGGCCAACCAAACGCTTTGAGATGGACCCAATGGTTTGGCTTGATTATGACGTGGAGGGTTTTTATCACAGCCATCCAGAAGGAGAGCAAGGCTTTAGTGAGCAGGACTTGCAAATGGCCAAGTTCCTTCGTATTCCCTCCATCGTCTACATCGTTGCCACTGATACAGTGGAGATACTTAGTGAAGACGGTAGTTTTTCACGAATTGAGAAAATCAGCCAATAATGAAAATCGTTCTCAAGGGCATTGCTGGCGAACGGTTTGGGGCGGAGCATAGCCTTAATGTACGCACACCACAAGAGGCGTTGCAATCCCTGTCAATTCTGGTGCCAGGTTTTCGTAATTTCTTAACAGTAAGCCATGAGCATGGCATCTACTGGCAAGTGCTGACGAACCATTGGGAGCAGGGCATTGAATATGGTCAACTAAACATGCAATGCAGCGAAATGGTGCTGGTGCCCATTATTAGTGGTGCAGCACCTGGAGGCTTCTTTGGCGGCAGCCTGGGCAAGATTCTGATTGGTGCAGCGTTAGTGGCCACGTCCTTCCTGCTGGCCCCTGCAGCGGCTGGTACTGCTGCTGCGTTAATTAAGAGCGGCCTCTTCACCTTGGGCGGCTCCATGGTCCTCGGAGGCATTGTGCAGGCCCTTACGCCTGGAGTGCCGCAGCGTAAGACCAGTAGTTCTGGAGAGCGCAAGGACACGGATGCAGTGGTGTTTGATCGTGCCTCCGATACCACGTCTCAAGGTGTGCCAATTCCAGTGCTCTATGGAAGGTATCTGGTGAGGAGTGCGCCTGTATTGTCATCTTACGTTTCGGATGACAATAAGGGCTACTGGCTGGGGCTGGTATCAGAAGGGCCAATCAAAGGCTTTGTTGGTATTGGTCCGATTGCAGATAATGTTTACGTTAATGGCGCGAGATTCTCTGGTTTTGCTGGCTATAACGCGCAATTTGTTGACGGTAATCAATCTTCTGGTGGTGACTACATTACGCTGGTCAAAAGTGCTGGTTTTCACATTCCAGTGCAGCAGGACTTTGTGGCAGGCAATTATGCACCAACAGTTCGCAGTTTCACTCAAAAGTATGCAGATCGAATTAGGCTTAGATTTCGCTATGGTCCAGTGTATGCCCAAGTCACGCGAACCACTGGTATTAACACCAATAATGACGTTGTAACCAAGATTTCGTACTTGCCGATCAATGGCAGTAGTGACATCACTTGGACACCTATTGGATGGAACGTGAAGCTACTTGCCAATGGCGTGCCATTTAGGGACGATAACTATTACGAGGCTGGGCCAGCCTTGGCCACTAAGATTCGCAACATTTCGTATGATTGCACAGGCCGAGACATGCCAATCTCATTGTCAGTACAACGTATTGACACGCCAATTCCCGTGGGACAAGAAACCAGCATCACCACTGGAAAGACAAGTAGCACTCAAGTCAACTTGACCAAGGGAGATTTTCAATGGGTGAGTGCTGATGTGGAATGGGACGAAAGGCTGCTGTATCCCACTTCTGCGCTGCTGGCACTGGAGTTCAACACGACGGACTTCACCAGTATTCCGCAAATTGGCATCTTAGCCGAAGGGCGCATTGTCCCCACCATTGACTCCTCTCTTAACGTTTCGTACGAATACAGCAACAATCCAGCGTACGTGCTGCTGGACATGCTCACCAATCCTCGCTTTGGCCTTGGCGGAAGGTCCTATACGCTTGCTGGTACTGGGACAGTAGTGAATCAGCCAGGCATCAAAATGAACAATGCGAGCCTGGCTGCGTTCAAGAAAGCCGCTGACTATTGCGACCGCAATAACGTGCGATTCAATGCCTATCTGGATAGCGATGCTGATTCCTATGAGGTGGTGCAGAATGTTGCGTCAATGTTCCAGTCGCAGGCTTTTTATGCTGGTAATTCCATCTTCTTGACTGTTGATGATGTGGTTAGCGACGAGGACTTTAAGTTGTTCTCTGAGGCTAATGTCGTACAAGAAGAGAGCGATGGAGAAATCACAACTCCAGCATTTCGCTACGAAGGCACTGCAAGGGCAGCACGACAAACTGCCGTGCAAGTTAGTTACAACGATGAGCGCGACTTCTTTACTGAAAAGAAAGTATTGGTGGAAGATCGTGAAGCTATTGCCCGCTATGGCTATCGGCTAGCTGAAATCCGAGCTTTTGGAGCCACCACTATTCAGCAGGCTGAGCGAGCGGGGAGGTATTTTCTGGCCACCAATTTGGCCAATGGTGAGACCGTATCGTTTTCGCTGTCCAGTGAAGGGGCTTTGCTGCTGCCAGGTGATCCCATTTTGATTGCCGACCCATTGAAACATGGTTCTCGTCTTGGGGGACGAATTGTTAGTGCATCTGCCTCTTCAATCGTCATTGATGGCGACCTTCCCGCAGGGCTAACCAATTACGACTTATGGACGTATGGCACCACTGGCGTAGCGCAGCGTTTGCCTATTGCGTCGATTGTTGGCCGTACGATCACCACCACTCAGCCCTTTCCATTGCTGCCCACTTCTCAGCAGAATTGGCTCATTGCTCGTGGACGCTCTGACTCTACGTTTAGGGCTTACAAGGTGCAGTCCGTTAAGGAAGGCGCTGATAAATCTTATGATGTTGTGGCCATTCGATACGATGAAGCCAAGTACGATTATGTCAACAATGGGCAAGGCAGTCCAGCCTCTGCTCAGCGGGCCGCCACACGACGCCACGATACGGACAATCTGGCCGTAGTAGCAGGCGACATTAGCTTCACAATCAAAGCACAATGAAAACCGTTACTATCACTTGGCAGCCTCCATCGTTTTTGCCTTACACGGCATTGTCCAATGTGCTGCCTGGGACTGTATGGGCAGCAAGCGTAGAGGATCCACGTATCGCCAGTTACATCGTTGAACGCCGCTATCGTCTTACGGACGATTTTGAGCGCGTAGGAGAAGTCACTTCTCCGTCGATTGATGTGCCGATTGATGACACCAATGAATTGCAAGTGAGAGTTCAGACTGTTCTTGTCAATGGAGACAAGACAGGTTTTGCTACGACTGGTCTGCGTCCTATCATGGGGATGGAGGCCGTATTTCGTGAGCCTACCAATGTCTTTATGCTGGCCATCATCTAATGACTGTTGTTCTTTCGTTAGGAGTGGAGTATGGCCTTACGGTGCAGAAGGAATATCAAGCGCGTGTATTCACCATTGCCCAATCTTCTGGCACAGTTCCAGAGGAGGTATTCAAGGAGGGGAGGCAGTATGAGGTGAAGACGGTTCCCATATCAGACGCTGCAGCCACCAAACTAGACGAAAAGCTAGCCAGTCTTGAAGGGGGATTGTTCGTTTCCCAGTTCTTTATGGACAAGGTGCCATATTACTATCGACTAGAACCAAACCAATGGTCGTGGCAAGTTATTGGCCCCAATGCAAACACTGTTTCTTTTACGGCAAAGCGTTATTTTCCTGAAGCGTATGAGGCGACAGTGCAGGGTAACGCTACGCTGAGAATAAGGCGTGCTGGATTTGGTGATGGCTATGAGCAAATCAGTAGCGATGGCATCAATCAAAGAGGGCAGTCTTATGACATTAGTACCGTCCCTTTAACTGACAGCCATGCTCAAGCCCTTGATGCTGCATTGTCCGCTCTTAATGGTTCTTATTTCTGGAGCCGGATTGGCAGCGACACTCAGCCTTACAAATACCGTCTTGATCCTTTCACCTGGAACACTTCCAATGAAGGGCCAAATCGAACAGCTTTTTCTTTCAAGGTGAAACGAGCCTTTGATCCATAGGTTTGTTACAATCGGCATTAACAGGGAACGATTATGCCTCCTCTCTACGGTCGTGATGCCAATGGCAATGATGCCTACATCAATGCGGCGGGGAGTGGTACTTCCAGTTCTCCGTATTCCACTGTGCATGACATGGTGGCATTTGGCCTGCTGAGTAGTCAGGTGGAGGCCAGTGGCAATGCTGACGTGGTGGCTGCCGTGAGCGGCTATAAGGTGAGGGTGTTGGGACTGGCCCTAACGGCTGATGCGCCATGCTCCCTGCGGTTTCAGACGGGCGCCAGTGGCAATCTGACGCCACGATTGCGGGTGCCTTCTGGTGATACCGTGACAATGAGCAACGATCTGGGCTTGTTTGATACCACGGCGGGAGACAAGCTGAACGTGGTGCTGAGTGGCACTGCTAATTATGGCGTTCTCTGCACCTACCGCTTGGTTTGATTATGGCCACTTTCCTGCCATTGCGTGACATTCCAGAAATTGACATCACGTTGTTTCAGCGTGACTACTTTGATGGTATTGGCTTTGTGCTGCAGGATGACAATGGGCTGCCCATCGACCTGACTGGCGCCACAATTTGTGCGTCAATTTACCAAACCACGGCATCTGGTACGAGTGCTATTGTCACGTCATTTAATGTGCAGAAGGAAGAACCATTCACGAATGGAGCACTAAACCTTTGGCTTTCGTCCGCTCAAACACAAGCCGTGTGGACGGCCTATGAAGGCTACACCACGGCAGATTATCACTTGTTTGTTCCATCGGCTTACGCTAATGAGCAAAGCACAATGGAGCAAACGAATTTAACTTGGGACTTGCGTGTTGAATTACCAGAGAAAGTGGCAGACCTTTTGGCAGTGGTTAGTGGAGTGTTCACTGCGCAGTCTGCTCCGCGTATTGGCTCCACTGATCGCCTTGCCTTTAGTGGCACCACATCCTCTGGCCTGAATTGCAACTTCTCTACGGCCAGTCCGTTGTACTCTGGCGCCACCAGCATCAGTCAAACGTCGCCCTATCGCTTCACCATTGCCTCTCTTTCTGGCACCACGAATAGTGCATTAGGAGGAGCCTTGTATAAGCTCAAGCAAGACACGGTTATAGTGGGGAAAGTAGTGGTCGCCCAGACCGTTTCTAACTGTTTTGCATAGCCATGGCTGATCTAAAGGAAGGAATTAGCGTTGTCACAGTAGGACGGACGACGCCTATTCCTCCAGGGCCTCAGCCTGCCGCTAAAAGCCTGCCAGTGGTATTGGCCACGGATACGGAAGCCGTGCCAGTGCGTGTGGCAAACCAGCAAATCACAGAGGTTTCGCTGAGCCTACTGGGCATTCCTCGTTCGGAAGTGGCACTTGGCATTTTTGCTGATGTTACCACTTATGACATCAATCAAAACGAATGGCAGAGCCGAGGTGGGCTAGGCACCATCACCAATGCAGGCACCACCACGCATGTTGCCGCTGAAAGTGCAGCGAAAGTTGCCTGCAGTTCTGCCACCACTGCGCGAAATCAACTGCTAAGCAGCAAGCGTTTTTTCCGTTATCAGCCTGGTCGTGTGAGTAGCGCCACGTTTGGCGTGAGGATGACCATTAGTGCTGATGGTAGTGACATCAAGAAATGGGGAGCATTTGACAGCAACGATGGCTATTACTTTGAGGTGCAAGGGGGTTCACAAACTGGCACTGACAAAGAGACTAACTTTTACGTGGTGAGGCGCACAAGCGCCTTTGCGTCTTATTCCACACTGTCTCCCAATACTGCCGCTGGAGAGATTGGCACGATTGGTAGCAGCCTAGTCATTAAGCGTGATGGCCTCACCTATGTTCATGCAGGGCTCTACGACGAAAGCCTGCGAGTGGCTGGCGGGACTGGCGGCAGCACCGTCATTGAAACTGGTTCGGCATTGTCCTTCTCAGTGCCTGCCGATTATCGCTACACCTATGAATACCGGGTGCCGCGTAAGTATTTCTCCTCTGACCGTATGGACGGTCTCACCAGCACTCAATACTATGCCGATGAAGTGCCTGGCAAGGCATCGTTTGGCGTAACTTTTGGTGGTACGGCCAGTGCTCCCATTCCCACTTTCACCAATGGTGATGTAGTGGAAGATGAAGATGGCAATGTAGTAGCCGACGAATCACTCTGGGACTTGAATTTCTCCCGAGTGACAATGTATAAGATTGAATACTCGTGGTACGGGGCCGTTGGTGCTAAGTTCTTGGCCTATGTGCCAGACAAGGATGATCCGTCTCAAGCGCGATGGGTGGCCATTCACCACCTTCGCGTTAGCAATCAAATCATCACTCCCAGTCTTGGCAATCCCACTCTGCCCCTGAGCTATTACGTTCAGAAGCAAGGCAGTGCCAATGAAGTGGCATTGTTCAAGTATGGGGCAAGCTATTACATTGATGGCGGTGACAAAGGCACTATTGTTGCCCGCTCCATTGCCAATTCTGCTGATCGTGCTATCACCACGGCAGGCGAAGCGTTGATTGCCTTGCAAGTGAAGAACACCATCAACTCTATTCGCAATCGGATGCAAGTGTATCCCACTCGATTGAGTGTAGGAGTTAATGGTCGGGCAGTGGTGTCCCTAATCAAAAACCCAACGCTTGTCTCCGGCACCCCCACATTCACCAGCGCCAATGCTTTGAGCCCCATCAATACTTTCATTGGCACCAGCGTTCCAACAGTTAGTGGTGGCACAACGGTTGCGACGTTCTATGCAGGCGATGGAGGAAACGAATACGATCTGTCGCCATACTTTGCGTTCAATAAAGACTACTTGTCTTTCCCATTGGCAGCCACTTCTGGCGACACGCTTTATGTTTTTGTCCGTGGTGCTGCGGCTACGATTAGTGGTAGTGCTGCTATCACTTGGGAAGAGCAAGTGTGACTGTTTCGGGGTACTATCAAATTGCGGAAGATCAGCAGCCAGCAGGCTATGAGCTTGTTGATTCTGAGCTGATTGATTTCGTCACTGGCGATACGCTCATTGACCTAGGCGATGGGTTGCCGCTGACTGGCGACACGCAAGAAACTGTGATTAGTGCTTCTGGAGCATTTCCAGTGGCCTTGATGAATAGTGCCGCCATTCCAGTAGAAGTGGTGAACCAGTCGGCCAGTGAAGTGGAGATTGGCTTGTTGGGTATTCCTCGGGCCGAAACTGCACTTGGCCTTTTAGGACTGGTCAACACCTATGGCTTGGACTTGACTTTATGGGGCCTAGCGCCAGGCGGCTTGTCCCTGTATAAGTATTTCCGGGACCCAAACACTTGGACTTTTCAAGTGAAAGACGGCATACAGTATGGCTGGTTTGCAAGACATTTGCCCAAAGAAGCGGCCTTGCAAGTTTATGCACTGCCGCCTGAAAAGAGCTACGAATACTTGGAGGACGATGGTACTGGACGGTATCCTGGGGGCTACACCGATGGTGTGATTACAAACTACATCGAAAGCAAACGCACGTTCAGGTATCAGCCTGGCCGTATTACTGGCGTAACTATGGGCGTGAGAATGTCCACTGATAGTAATTGGCCAGGGGAATCTATTTCGTGGGGCTGTCGCAATGCTTACGGGGATGGCTATTACTTTAGGCTAGACAAAGGCACTGACTTGTACGTGGTCAGGGAATCGCCAGGGCTGCCTACGCTTGTCGTGCCAAGAGAGCAATGGAATGGCGATCCTGTCACCATTGAAGCTGGTGATACTGGCTGGAACTTGGACGTGTCAAAGGTGACAATGTTCAAGATTGAATTTGGCTGGTATGGCGCTATTGGAGCGACATTATTCGCCTATGTTCCGATTGGCCACGACAATGCACGGTGGGTGAAGTTGCATTCATTTAGGGCGGAAAATCAAAACACTGTTCCCAGTCTGCGAAGTCCTTATCTGCGCCTCTTTATTCAAGTAACGCAAACTGCAGGCGCAATCACTCCGGCCTTCATTAACTTGTATGGCAGCAGCGTTTACATTGATGGTGGCGATGATGGTACGCTACAAACTGCAAGTGCTCCCACTCCAACGGCAGTAGCCATTAGCAATCAACCTCGTTCCATTATTGGTTTACTGCCTGCCACTGCTATTAACAACATCACAAATCAAAAGACATTATTCCCCACGTCTCTATCGTTCTCAGCGGATACAGCCACAAAACTTGACTTGATGGTAGTCAATCCTGGAATTGGAAATAGCGAAAGTTATGGTTACGGCCATGGTACAACAATCAGTCGGCCTGCCGCAAGTAGCTTTGCAGTGGTGCGGACTAATGCCACAACGCTAACTGGCGTTATTCCCACAGGGCTTCCGTTCACCCCAGCCACTTCCCATGGCTATTTGTATTCTGGCTATCCAGTGAAAGTAGTAGCAAGTGGATTGAACAACTACTTTGCCACCACGCTAAATGCTACGACCATTGGCACTAATCGCAATGTCCCAGCAGGGACTTCTTCTGTAGCACTGGCTGCCTTTAATGCCTATGCCATTGGCAGCAATGCTGAAATCGTAAGTGGCGATGGAGTGGACTTAGGAGGCTCTAGACAATACACTGGCAAGCTCTATTTCACACGACCCAGCGGCAATACTGGTGGCATCTATTGGCGGCTTGGACTATGGCTTAATGCCAGCGGCACTTACCTGCCGGGAGTGTCTACCGTTTCGTGGCTTGCTACGGCTTTCCCTGGTATTGACTACACGCTTTCTGGCGAAGAGATTGGGGAAGTGGCATTGCCGCCAGAAACTTATCGGCAAGTCGGTTTTACGATGGTCGAAAGTGGAGGACTTGCGACTGTTCGCGGACTATTGTTTCGACAGTTGGCTGCTTCGCCCCCTCCAGTAACAATTACTGGTTCGCCATTCCCGATCAAGGTCGTAGCAGAGCTTTATCCTGGTGCCACTTTGAGCGATGTGGTGTTGTCCGTGGCCCCCATGCCATCTGGCTATTTGGAGCTTAGTGGTGAAGACTTTGCTAATGCCTATGATCGCTTTGCCATTGGACCGGGATCAGGGCGCACCGTGGCAATTTCGGGCTGGACGACAAGTGGTGACATTACGCAATCTACTGTTGGCGGAGCCAATTATGTTGCCAATAAGTTTGAGACGCCACTGAATCTTCCCCTGACTGGTGCCCTCGTGGACCTACAAGGACGCCGCACGCCCTATAACCTCTCTTCCATCGCATCATTCTTCGCCACCAGTGGAGAGAGCCGTACCGTGCCACTCACGCCTTATTTTGGCCCAGATAAAACCTTCTTGGCTGGTGGTGCTGATACTACTTACGGCCTTGGAGCATTGTTTGTCGTGGCTTCTGCGCGAGTGTCGGGCCAGACTGGTAGTGTGCTTGCATCAATTAACTGGAGCGAACAATGACAACCCCTGGCCTAGTTAGAGCTAACAATTTGTCTGACCTCACGAATGTTAGTGAGGCATGGGACAATCTTGCTGATGAACTTGACTATTCGTATAATGCGCAACGCGCCAATTATGTTAACAATTCTGCCGTGATTCGGCAGGACGAAAAAAGCAATGTCGTAGTGACGCAAGCTAGTGGGATTCCATTGAGCTATGGAGAACAGTATGCCTATAAGATCACGGAACAGGCTGGCACTGCTATTCCTTTCCCGTTTGGTTACTTGCGTGCTGCTACCACAAGTGCAAACTATGCAAACCTTGATTGGCGTCTGAATGTAAGCAATGGACCTGTAGTGGGATCAATCTTGCTGAAGGCAGGCACCCATAGCTTTGTTGGCATGGCATTGCGGCCTGGTAATGGTGGCAACTTCTTTAAGGACACCAATTATCCCTTCTTTGGCATTGACTTGCTAACAGGCAATCGACAAGATTGTTTTGGTAATGGCAAGCCTTATGAAATCATGGGAGCCGTAGAAGAAGATAATGGATGGTGGCGAGTGTCAATGAGCAGCATTTGCCAGCAAGCGTATGGCACTGCCTCCATCGACCTAATCTTTTTGCAGCAAGGCAATCTAGGAGTGGTGCCCAATGCTTCTTCCGTCGATGGCAGCAAGTTTTTCTATGCGGCATTACCACAAATTGAAACTAGTCACGAGCCATCGCCAATCATTATCACGGTTAGTGAGCAGCCAGTATCACGTACGACTGTTGCAACGTCGGCTAGCGGGTTGAGTTTTGGCGGGGAGGACATTAGCGCCATTCGTGGTTTAGCAAACATTGGCACCACTAATCTCTTGCTGGCATCATCACTATTGAGGGCAGCACAGCCACGCATTAGCCAACTCCAAGCCTCTGGTCAGGCAGTAGTGGCCTCTGGTGTTAATTGCTTGCCCATTGTCTCTCCATCGTCAACTGGCACTTATGTCGTTAGCGGTCTTATTGCTAGTGGTTATAGCGTTAAAGGTAATGCAATCGGGACCGTTTCTGGTAGTCCAATTTCTGGTACAACAGCCACTGCACCCTTGGAGATTGGCGGTCTAATTCCTCAAGCTTGGAAGGCTGACACTGTTTTTGCTTCAGGCAGTCTCACATCACCTAGTCTTGCAATTCCTGTTGAGTATGATGGTTTCTATGTGGCCATAGTGGTGGGGCAAAGCTAATGGCAAGGCGCTATGGACTCAGGGCCAGTTCTAATCTGGCGGACGTTGCAGACAATACGCGCTGTGTTGAAAACTTAGGATTGCGCATTGCTGACTTCGTTGCCATTGCTGGCATCAGTGCCACTGGCGTTAGTGCTGCAGACTTCACGGCCCTAGAAGGGCTCCGTGCGCCACTGGAAGCTCAGATCACGGGCCTTGCCCCCATTGCTGCGGCTTCCCTCTCAGGACTTGCGCTGAAAGCCTTGCGAACGGGAGATAACATCAGTGGCACACTCATCGTCAGCGGCATTGTCTCTGGGGATCAAGCCTTCATTCGCACTACTGGTAGTGGGGCCATCTATGGCGCTGCATCGGGGAGTTTCTTTTCGCCCATTAGTGGCAACACGTTTTCGGGCGGCGGCTTCTACCGTTCCGGCCCAACGCGCATTAGTGGCCTCAACACTGGCAGCGGCTTAGGCAACTACACTGGCCCCACCTTTCCGTGGCAGTCA